CGACACATCACCAGAGCAAGCTGCGTTACAAGGCTTGATGGGTCAAGAAGAATACCAGATAGACCAAGCAGAAGTTGATGCGTACAACCAAGCCGTAGCACAAGTAGAAAGCTATGCACAACAAGCAGGTGCATTTATGGCTGCTGCAAACAATACGGAACTAACAGCCAGCATCGACAGCTACGCACAGGTTAATAACTTTGTAGTTGGTAACTACACAACTATTACTTACACACAGGCTATAGATGAGTTTGTAATTAACTGGGATAACGATGGGTTTGGATCTGGTTGGCAGGGATACCTAACAGAAGACATGGTGTCTGCAGACGAGTTGTTTGAAGCAGGTGAGTATGTCGAACAGTATGGAACTATGCCAAACTAATGGCTATGGAATTTAGTATAGGAGGCTTTAATGTCAAAGGCTGGATGGTTGCAGTTGCTTTGCCAGTTCTCAGCACAGTTTCTGGCGGTGTATACTTTGGTTATGATACTCTCAACAGGTTTTATAGCGTAGAGGATGGCGTAAGTTCAGCACAAAGTAAAGCCAGCGCAAACGCAAAGCAAATTTCAGAATTGCAAAAAAGCTTAACTAAGTTAGGCAATGACACTGAAAGAGAACGAACAGCAAATAAAACATTTGCGGCAAATCAATTAACGACAGTTAGTCAAGCAATACGCAAAGAATTAAGTGAGTCCGATTCGGACCTAATTGAAGATATAACAAATTTAGAATCAAATGTTACAAGTAGAATACAAACTGTAGAGCAAGCTATTATAGATAATGATGTTAGAGGACTAAACGCAAAACTTGCACAACTAGCTACTAACATGCAACAAATACTAGAGCAGCAGAAAGTTTTACTTGACTTACGTTCACAAGTAGATAAAGCTACTACTATTACGGATGGCATAGGTGATAAACTAGATGTACTACAAACAGAAGTAGATGATATCTGGAAAGCTTATGACGAATTAGCAAGTAACCCACTGTAGAGGATAACATGGCTAAACCAGCAAAAGGCAAGATGTTTGCCAAGAAAGTTAAGAACCCTAAGACAGGACGTACAATTAAAGTAAGCTACGGTCAGTCAGGTAAAGCAAAAGATGGTGGTAAGCGTATCAGACCAGGAACAGGTAAGGGTGATTCGTATTGTGCAAGAAGCGCTGGTCAAATGAAGAAACACCCAAAGGCAGCAGCCAATCCTAACAGTCCACTACGTTTATCTCGTAAGAAGTGGAAGTGTGCTGGTACTAAATCAAAGAGGACATAATGGCAGAACCAAAGAACAAAGCACTATATGCTAGAGTAAAAAGTGAAGCAAAGAAAAAGTTTAAATCTTGGCCTAGTGCGTATGGGTCAGCATGGTTAGTCAAAACCTACAAGAAGCGTGGGGGTACTTATAGTAAGGGAGGCGTAGTTGCATCAAAAGGCAAGACACGTACTAGAAAGCCGTAGAGGTTACGCTGAAGGTGGGCTAACTAAATGGTTTAAAGAAGACTGGCGTGATGTAAAGACAGGCGAAAAGTGTGGACGTAAAAGTGCTAAGAATAGCAAGAGGCCATACCCTGCTTGTAGACCTGCAAAGGTAGCAGGTAAAATAAGTAAAAAAGAAGCTGCAAAAAAGACTGGTCCAAAGAAAGTTAAATGGTCTACAACAGCATCAGGTAGGAAAAGAAAAGCATAATGGCATTATCAAAAGCAAATAAATCAAAAGTTAAAAAAGTTATTAAAGGCTTGAACAAAGCATCTAAAACACATGCAGGACAAGCTAAGACACTAAAAGGTTTGATGAATGGCAAAGCGAAAAGACCCAAAAGTAGGAACAGGTAAAAAACCTAAAGGGTCTGGACGTAGGTTATATACAGACGAAAACCCTAAAGATACGGTAGGTATTAAGTTTGCAACTATGGCAGACGCAAAATCTACAGTAGCAAAAGTAAAGAGGATCAATAAGCCTTACGCAAGAAAGATACAGATATTGACTGTAGGCGAACAACGTGCTAAAGTGATGGGTAAGACAGCAATAGCAAATGTCTTTAAATCAGGAAAAGCAGACTTGCGAAGGAAACATAATGCCGTATCTAACAAGTAGTATACCGTACTTTAAAGCATGGGTACGTAGAGAATACACAAAGAATTTGGAAGACCATCATGGAGATTTTCTACATGCTATGGTTATAGGCGTTACTACAATGCCAAACAGAACACTGAGCTTTCAGGTACTATTCACAGGTTTTGAAACAGATGATGACGAGGAAGCTCAAAACGTACATGGTGGTGCTATGTGGGCTAGAATGCCACTGACCGCACTAGTAGCTGATACACCGTTGGATGAATGGCCTGATGAGTTACCACCATATTTAGCACAGCCTTGGGATTGTATGTCGCACACACACTCTGTGTACCAACTGCAACGTGCAACTCCAGCGCCTTGGATAGCCAAAGTAGACGGAGAGTTCTACCCAGCCAAGTATTACTTCACTGTAGATTATACAGATAATGAAGTAGCCGATGACCCAGCGCAACACAAACAATCTCATGTGTTGGAACTATTAGATGCTGGATCTTATACAGGTAACATAGTTGCGTTACCCAATAATAGAGTGAGAGTAACTCACCCAGCATGGTTTGAGACTGGACAAGGTGCGCCAGACTTCAAGCCTAATCAACATATATACAACTCAAAAGAAAACGTAGACTATGTATGGGATACGCAACGAGTTTTCAACAATCTTTATAGCGAGGATAAAGAGTATCAATGATGAAGAAAAAAGGATACGCTAAAGGAGCCATGATGAAGAAAAAAGGAATGGCTAAGGGCGGTATGAAAAAGAAAGGCATGGCTAAGGGCGGTCTTAAAATGGTTATGAAGGATGGAAAGAAAGTTCCATTCTATGCTGCTGATGGTAAAGGTAAAATGAATAAAGGCGGCATGATGAAAAAAGGCTATGCCAAAGGTGCTATGATGAAGAAGAAGGGCATGGCTAAAGGCGGCATGAAGAAGAAAGGTATGGCTAAGGGTGGCCTCAAGAAAATGGCAAGAGGTGGCTTTTTAGCTCCTGCTGCTAGACCACTAAAGATGCGTACCAAAGGTGGAGCCAGAGGCGGTAAAAAGTAAATGTCTGTCAAGTATTTCACCACATCTAAAGACCTGACTTCTAATGCAGGTGGAGCAAGTGGTGATGTGTTATATACATGTCCTGCAAATTACGTAGGAGTTGTAAAAACTATACTTGTGTCTAATGGTGCATCTACTACTAAGAAGTATAGTCTTCAGTGGTATGATGCACTTACGACTACATATTTTACTATTGCAGATGAAACAAGTCTAGCTGCCAATACTAATGATTCTATAGTAGAGGGCGGTGCTTGTATAGCATTACAGGCAGGTGATAAGATAGTAGCATTTGAGGAAGCAGGATCAGACTTTCATGTGCTAGTATCTGGTGAAGAATATTTTAAAGGAACTTAATTTATGGCAAGAACACTGACTGAAAGACAACAAAGGTTCTTGGATGTACTATTTGACGATGCTGGTGGTGACGTTGTACAGGCTAAGAAGTTAGCTGGGTATGGTGACAACTCCAGTACAACTGCTATAGTGGAGGCACTAAAAGATGAAATCGCTGAAAAAACTAGGACTTACTTTGCTAGGACTGCCCCGAAAGCTGCTGTGTCGCTTATGGGCGCTTTGCAAGATCCCACTCAGTTGGGTATCAAAGAAAAAATGATTGCGGCAAAAGATGTACTTGACAGAGCAGGGTTAGGTAAGGTAGAAAAGGTAGATGTCACCAGTGGCGGTGGCATTTTCTATTTACCACCTAAAGAAGGAACGAACGAATAATACCTCAAAGAGAACTAGGCTACTGGCAATTACCTTTGCCTGAAAAAGGAAAGAAATGGCATCCCATAGTAAGAGTAACTCAAAAGGTTCCTTTTGGCTATGAGATAGATCCAGACAACGATAAGCTACTTTTGCCAATTGAGCATGAGTTAGAAGCGTTAGAGCTTGCAAAAAAACACCTCAAGCAGTACAGCTACAGAGCAGTGGCACAGTGGTTGAGTAAAGAAACAGACCGATACATCTCGCATATGGGTCTAAAGAAGAGAATAGAAGTTGAGCAAAAACGTAGAAAAGCATATGTCTTTAAGCGCAAGCTTGCCAAGTGGCTCGAAGAAACGCTCTCGGAAATCGAGAAGCTCGAAAAACAAGGAGTCGGTGCATACTCAGAACCTTGCGGAACCAAAAGCCCCCCAAGTTGATAAGGTTCCAGCGCAAGCAGTAGCCCCTGACTATGACGTAGAAGAAGCAAGAGAAGTTGTATTCAAACCGAATGAAGGTCCACAAACCTCCTTCTTGAGTTCTTCTGAAAGAGAAGTGTTATATGGAGGGGCAGCAGGTGGTGGTAAGTCTTATGCTATGTTGGCAGATCCATTACACGGCCTGAATAATCCACACTTCTCTGGACTCCTTGTACGACACACAACCGAAGAACTAAGGGAACTAATACAGAAGTCACAGGAGCTATACCCACGTGCCGTACCAGGAATTAAATGGTCAGAACGTAAGTCACAATGGATATCTCCTAAAGGTGGAAGACTGTGGATGTCTTATCTGGATAAAGATACCGATGTCACACGTTACCAAGGACAGGCTTTTAACTGGATTGGATTTGACGAACTTACTCAATGGCCTACACCTTACGCTTGGGATTATATGAGATCACGTCTTCGTAGCGCTCACGGTAGAGAACTAGGACTTTATATGAGAGCTACAACAAACCCAGGAGGTGCAGGACACGCTTGGGTTAAAAAGATGTTTATAGATCCTGCCCCTGCAGGTAAAGATTTTTGGGCTACAGATATTGAATCAGGCAAGACAATTACATTCCCTAAAGGACACAGTAAGGAAGGTCAGCCTTTATTTAAGCGTAGGTTTATTCCTGCGTCACTCTTCGATAATCCATACCTTGCCGAAGAGGGTGACTATGAAGCCATGCTCTTATCACTA